CCCATGGCTGCGTATAGCTTGCCGATATCTTCGCTTTTCTTCTTACGGTCCATAGCCATAAGCGAGGCGCCGGTCGGTTCGTGGAACGTGATAGTATCGGCGTCCTTCGTACGCTGCGGCGTATAGACCGGTTCGCCTTTATCATTAACGACCAGGGCGCCGGATTGAATCGCCGCGATTACGCGGTCCTTCTGCTGCTGGAAGCCCTTTTTATCGTCTTCGTCCATATCCGCCGGGTCGACGTCCAGGTCCATAGCATCTACAAAACGCTGGAACTCCTGCTCGGCTACTTCTTTCGCTACTTTATCGCTCATAATCTTAAGCCCTATTTCTTAAAAAGTGGTGCCGCGCCCCGGCGCTAACCGGGTGAAGGGATAGGGCGCCCGCGCAGCTCAAAGCCCTATTTATGCCTGGTTACTGCTTAGTGAGTACGCCAGGACCCATTAGAGATACGGACGCCGTCGCGTTCTGGCTAGACGCTTGCGTCTCGCCTACGATTTGCGCCGTACCCTGGTACGTGTTACCCGAGGCGTACGTAATAGCCACGGGGAAGAAGTCGTTACGGTTCGAAAGCTCCTGTAGGAACTCATGGTCTCCCCGGTCGTCGTCGACTTCAACGGTAAGCCCGTCGATAGACAAAGGTACGCGCGTCTTAATTAGTCGCGCCGTGCCGTCGCCGTTCGCCTGGACTTCGTTTTCGAATCCGCCTAGCTTTCGCTGGGCTTCCGCATCGGCCGCCACCGGAAAGATACGGCCGTCTAGTGTTACTGACTCAATAGAGCCGCCAACTGCTGCCATTTTAAGGCCCTCCCAATTATGCTACTACGGTCGCCTGGCCGAAGTAGAAGCCGAAGTTAAGGTCTACGGATATAATATTCGTATTCCCGCTTAATTGTACCGTCGTAGCAACGTCCAGGCGCTTAGGGTTCTGTTCGTTGATTGCTGCGAAGGTATTCTCCTTAGCCGTCTCTGGGGCGCTGATAATAGCGTTAAGGCCCAGGCTATCCAGCATAGCGCATACCGCAGCTACGGCGGCTTTCGGCTTTTTCGCGCTACGGTTAACGGTAGGCTGGTCGTCCGGGATTAATGGCGCGCCGTCCCACTCTGGTACCGCGAAGATAAGGTCCAGGTTAAAAATGATATTCTGCAGCTTAACAATATCGACCACGTAGCGATAGGCTGGGATAGGGTCGCCGCTCGGGTGGTAGAATGTGACCACGTCGGAGATATTAACGACGCCGTCCTTAACTTCTACCGTAGAGCTGCCTTTCTTAACGGCGCTATCTCGGTCCGCATAGGTCCACTGGTCGCCATCTGCGCCCGGTTCTAGTCCGGTGGCTGCCTGGCTTCCGTAATCCTGCGGCGGATTATTATTCGCTACCTTAGCGATACGGGCCAACTGGCGCGCAGCAACTATAAGCGGCAATTCGTCCGAGCCGGGCGCTACGAGCTGCGAGTTAACGCGGTCCGTCTTACGTGCGTCGGATACGGTCGTCGCAGCCGTTACGGTCGTCGCAGTGTTACCAGTGAATACGACCAAAGGCTTACGAACAAGCGCACCCCATCGACCATCCCCGAAAGTCTGGTAAGCGTCCAGCGCGGTAGTATCGGCAATATCCAGGCAGTTAAGGACCATAGTTTCCCACACGTTGCCGACTTGGCTAAGCGCGGTATCTACGTCCGGGTTAACCAGGCCGCCGGTAGGCTGCGTAATGGCATACGATACGCCGGTCGTATCTTCGCTGGTGGCGATTACTTCGACGGTTAAATCGTTGCCGCTGGTGCCCTTCCATTTAGCCGTAAGGCCTACGTCCGTGGTATTGTCGGTAGCTGTAACCGGCATTTCCAGGACCGCGTTAATAGCTGCGGTAATGGCTGCGGTAATATCCGCCACGGCGTCGCCGTCGCTAACGACGAAGTCTTCCGAGTCGATTTCGTTAACGCGGACGCGGAAAGAAGCCGTACCAGAAGAAACGCCGCTCGGCGTAATGTCGCCGGCTGCAGCTACGCCGCTACCGTCGTCTTCGAGTGGGTAGACCGTTACCGGAATAGTGCCCACGCCGTCGCCGTTAGTCGGGAAAAGCTGGCGTACTGCCAAGTGAATAGGGGAGCCGTAGCCGTAAAGGCCGGCCGCTTCGGTTGCGCTTGTTACCTGGCGCTTAGTCGTGTCGTAGACTGCGGACGTATTGCCCTGGCCCACGACCGCGATACGTTGCGGCAGGAATAAAATACCGCCGCCGCGCAGGTCTTTAAACGCGGTTTTAATGCCGACTACTCGCGCCACTGCGGAGGCGTCGACCGCTGAACTTATAGCCATGGTAAAAATCTCCTATATGGCGTTATGTATAATCGTAGTCGGCGTTAACGACGACTTCGCCGTCCTCCGACCTGCTCACTTTCGCCGAAACAAGTTCGAGCGTTTCCGCTTCCACCTGCGGCGAGAATTCATTGAATACTACCCGAAACGCAAGTCGAGCGCCTACTATTTGCTGCATCTGGCGCGCGTCTATATTTGGCTGGAAGATAGTAACCGATTGAGGCCAGCGAGACCACACGAGGCCGCGAAGGCCCAGGTAGGTATATTCGCCCGCCATTAAAATATTACGTACCAGGCGTAACGCTCGCTGCACTTCGATAGCGGCTTCCTGGTCTCCGGCTTTATGGCCCCCGCCTACTACGTCCTGGCTCATGCCGTACCCGTAGCAGTCGATATTAAAAACGGCTTCCGCCTTTTGGCGCTCTACGCTATTGCTGGCGCGCGGGTCGAAGTTCGAATTATCGTACCACACGTTAACGATAGGCGACCGGTCGTTCTGCTCGTTAAGCAGGCCTTCCCACGGGTTAGACCGTTCGGAATATACGCGGAGCTTCCAGTCGTCCGGGTCCTTCCCGCCTGCCGTCGCTAACGCCATCTGGTTAGCTACTTCCGTAACCAGGATAGCCGCGATTTCGTCTCGCACGACTTCGAAATTATCCTGTTTATCGATTAGCTCGGCTATCATTCGTAAAGCTCCAAAAGCAAAGTAACGAGGCCGAGCGCCCGGTCCGGGTTCGACTGCGATACCTTAAATTTAAAGGCGTTACCGTTAATATCGTTAAACTCTACTACCCACGGCTTCGAGCAAGTGTCGGCAATTCCACGGGGTAGGGTTAGGCCGGCAATAGCCAGCGACGATATACGGAGCGCTACGGACGCTAGGCGCCCGCTTACGGCTTGCCCGGTATCTGGGTCTATAACTTGCGCGATGTCGTCCGAGAAACCCGTAAGCGACCCGACGTTCCCGTCCGGGTCCGTAACTGAAATAGGCCAGCCGAAACCGGTAGCGCTATCCTCAAGGATAACGCCGAGGTCGGCTTCGGCTAACTGGCGTAGGCTCATTATTCGCCCTTACCTACGTGGCCCGATTTAACGAAGGCTTCGAGGGCGGTTTTACCGCCGGCCAAGTCTTCCGCCTTAATTTCGTCGCCATCCGACAATACGCCGCGCTTACTGGTAATAGCCTTACCTGGCATAACGTAAAACGGTGGTTTTTTAGCGGCTTTTTCGGCCTTAGCTTTTTCCGCGTCCTGCTTCGCTTTCATTGCTGCGGCGGCGGAGTCTTCCTTCGCCTTTTCTTCCAGCTCTGCGGCTGCGCGGGCTGCGGCTTCTTCCGCTGCCTGGTTGTCCGCGTCTTTCTTCTTCGCTTTCAGGTCAGAAACCAGCGCGGCCAGCTTTTCGTTATTTAGGCCTTCGGTACTGATTTCGAGGCCCAGTTCTTCGGCCAGTTCTTCGGCCTGCTTCGTGTACTCTGCGTTACTTGGCATCGTATCACCCTCTTAGGTTATTGGCGCCCCGAAAGGCGCCGTTAAACTTACAGGCCAGTATCTAAACAGCCGTACGTATCGATAGCGGTCGGAATCATCAGCGGACGCGCACCGACGCCGCCGAACAACTGCTCGCCATCCTGGGAGGTCCAGGCGTTCGTAAACAGGTCCATACCGCCCTCTGCGTTACTTACGCGGCTAGGCAGTTCCGGCAACAACTGAGACGCACCGGAGCCCATAAGCGCGCCGATATTCGGAATAGCGCCGAAGGTAGCGTCCAGGCGTCCAGAAGAAGCACGTACGATAACTTTCGCAGGGTCGATAAACGGAGTAGATACACCAGTCTGCGGGTGCTTATAACGTCCGCCATAAGTCCACACGTCGTAACGGTAGTTACCGATTTCGACCGTACCGCGATAGCTTCCGCCGTTACCGCGCATTTCCATAGGCGCGATAGTGCCCAGGTCATAGCGTCGAGTATCGAAACGCTTCTGTACGTCTGCGTTCTTAATGAACGCTTCGAAA